CGGCTTTATTGATCGAGCCCAGTGGCACCACGAGTACGGCGTGGAGCACCAGTGGTACGGGCCTGGGTGTTAATGCTCCCAGTGGGTTTGCGGGGAACCTGCTGGATCTGCAGGTGAATGGGACGAGCATTTTCTCGGTCGGTTCTGTAGGTAATACGTCTTCTGCATTTGCATGGCGAATCGGCGCATCCTCTGTTGCATGGGCTCCATATGGTGGTGCTACGGCGTTTGGGGCTGCTGGCGGAAATCCCGCGTTTACTGTTGAAGGAGCTTTAGGCGCTGGCATTCCTAGTGCTGCTCTGCTCTGGTGGGCTTCAAGCGCTACAAGTGGCGCCTATTCGCTAAGAGATGTTGTACTTGCCCGCGACGCCGCAGGTATCCTCGCCCAGCGCAACGGCACCAACGCCCAAACGCTTCGCGTTTACGGAACCTATACGGATGCAAGCAACCATGTCCGTGGTTCTCTATCGGCAACCAGCACCGCTGTCACCCTTGCCGCTGAAACCGCTGGCACTGGAGCTGATAACATCCCGCTCAACCTGACCGCTGCTGGTACGGGCACCGTCAAGGTCAACAGCGTGGCTGAAGTCGCTGTATCCAGCACCGTTGCTGGTCTGCCCGCTACCCCGGCTGTCGGGATGCTTACCCGCGTCACTGACGCATCTGCCCCCGCCGTGGGCTCCACTGTTGCCGGTGGTGGCGCTGCCGCTGCCCTGGTGTGGTGGAACGGCAGCAACTGGACCGTCATCGGAGTTTGATCATCATGACCCTTGATTCTTTGACCATCACGCTGACCGACACCCGCCTGATCGACGGCTGGGTCGCTGCAGCAAACGCCAATGGCCTCAGCCCTGAAGCCTTGGCCCTTGACTTTCTGACCACCCAAGGCCGCACTTACGCCGATCTGAACAAGGTTGGCATCATCACGGGTGCAGCGTTCGTGGCACGCTTCACCCCCACCGAGTACGGCGCGATCCTGGCCGCTGCCGAGCAGAACGCTGAAGTTGCTGCCCTGCTGCAGCAGCTGTTTGATTCGCCCCAGGTGGCGCTTGATGATCCCCGGCTGGCTCCAGGTCTTGAGCTATTGGTGCAAGCAGGGTTGCTCGATGCTGGCCGTCCGGCGGAACTGGTGAGCTACACCCGCCCCGAGCCCGAGGTAACGGAATGACAGCCCTCCTAGACAACGACACTAATCGGGAGGCCACACCATGACTCTGGTCTGGCGGCCTGGTTTCATGTTCGACGCGGACGCCTCCACCTACATCGAGGCAGTAGAAGCCGCTGATGAGGCAGCCTCCCCTGGCATTGGTGCGCTTGAAACCAACACCCGCTACGCCATCAACAACTTCGTGATCGGCTGCAAGCAGGACGGAATCTGGGGTGCCATCAAGGCGAGTTGTATTTTGGCTGGGGCCAGGACCAGGATTGGTGCATTGACGCCACTTGCAGGTGCTACCGGACCGGATTCCTACGGCTTTGTTGATGGCGACTATGATCGTAAGACGGGACTGAAAGGAAACAGGAGTACAAAATATTTAGATACAAGGCGCGCTGGAAACGCTGATCCCCAGAATAATGCCCACGCCGCAGCTTATGCAACTTCGGCGGATACGGGAGCGGGAGCTATTTATATCGGTACCAGGGCCGGGGTAAATGGGGCAACAAATTTCGGTAAAAATACCGTCTCAGAAGTATTCTTCAGGTCTCAATCAAGTACTGCTGCCATCGTAGCCTCACCCGGTGTTGGGTTTATTGGGGTTTCAAGGTCGCAATCCGCCTCTTACGAGTACAGGCTAGATAAAAAACTTGGATCAGCCCTTGCGGCAAGCCAGACCCCTGATTCCAATAACTTTGCCGTGTTTGCCTTTAGTAATCCTGTCGCATTTACTGACGCCCGCCTCTCCTTCTACTCCATCGGCGAAGCCCTAGACCTCGCCGCCCTCGATGGTCGCGTGACCGACCTGATGACCGCTATCGGAGCAGCAATACCATGACCCAGCCACAATTCTGTAACTCTTCTAGTGCTGCGGAGGTGATGCGATGACGATCTATGTGCCGGGGAAGTTGACGCTGCGGCAGACCTACATCGGCGTGGATGATCCCGATGCAGCGGACTACATCGCTGCGGTTGAGGCTGCTGATGAGATCGCGTCCCCTGGTATCGGCGGCCTGGAGACTGCCACCAAGGTCGCTATCCACAGCTTCGTCAAAGGCTGCAAGGCTGATGGGATTTGGCCTGCGATTAAGGCGAGTTGTATTTTGGCTGGTGCTAAGACACTGGCTGGTGCGCTGGTGCCGTTGGCAGGGACTGCACCGACTAACTACAACTTCGTTGCCGGGGATTACAACCGAAGGACAGGATTAAAGGGCGGCTCGGGACCAAAGTATTTAAGAGTTACTGGTGTGCATGCTGCTTCTAATCCGAGTCGTCACGGATATATCAGATGTACTGAAGCTACCTCGGCAGGTGCAAACTATAGTGCGTTGATGGGAGACGACGGGAATGGCCCCGGCGAGATACTGCGCAATGCTTCTTCTACTTCTTTCTTAATTCGCCCATGGGGAGGCAGCTCTGCGCGGTCACTCACAAACGGACTGGGCGGATTAGGCATTGCACGAGCAACCAGTCCTGAGGGAGTTCAGTTTACAACGACTACTGGTCTAAATACAATTTCTGCCACCTATGTTAGCGCAGGTACTGGTATGACCATCTTTGCGAGAAATTCTTCGGGCGCTGAAAATACCGATCCGCGCATTGCTTTTTTCTCGGCCGGTCAGTTTCTTAATTTAATCATCCTTGACTCTCGCGTAACCGACCTGATCAACGCCTTTGGAGCAGCAATCTCATGACCTGGACCATCACCCCCACGAACCTGCTGCCGGATGACGCGGATGCCGTGGCCTACATCGCGGCCGACCTGATCAACGCCTTTGAAGCTGCTATCCCATGACACAAGAAGACACTGCCAAGGCCCTGAAACTTCTCACGGACACCGAGGCGCTCACTGGCACAGACCTCTCGACCATTCGATGGGCCGTTCAGCGTCACGCTGACGTGATGGCCGCTGGACAGGACGCGCACACTACGAGAGCTGAGCAACGCTTAGTTCCTGGCACTACTGGTCCTAAGGAAGCCCCAAACACCGTAGACACCCACATTACTAATCCTTGGAGGATCGAACGATGAGTTGGAGAATTAGCGGCAAAGAGCGTGATCACGACTTCACTAGCGTGTCCCTGCTGCTTCACGGCAACGGGACTAACGGCAGCACCACGATCACCGATAGCAGCCCTACACCTAAGACGGTGACGGCGGTGGGTAACGCGCAGATCAGCACGGCGCAAAGCAAGTTTGGTGGTGGCAGTATTGCGTTTGATGGAACCGGTGATTATCTAAGCCTTCCCGAAAGCAATGGGTTTACTTTTGGCACGGGGGACTTTACGATTGAGCTTTTTTTTAGAGCGTCTTCGATCCGCACACAGGCTCTATATCATTCGGGATTGGTAGCCGGGCCGATATTGTACTTGACAAACGATGTGAAAGCCGCTTGGTTCTTTAGTGGTACCAACAGGGTAATTAGCGGACCTGGTTCTTATGCAATAAACACTTGGCACCACGCAGCGCTTACAAGAAGTGGGTCAAGCACTCGTTTGTTCATTGATGGAAGCCAAGTTGGCAGTGTATTTGTTGATAGCAGCAATTACACGTCTTCCATGCCAAGGGTCGGAGCCAGCTATGACTCCGCTCTGCCGTTTGATGGCTACATCGACGAATTCCGCATCACCAAAGGCATCGCCCGCTACACCGCCAACTTCACCCCACCCACCGCACCGTTCCCGGACATCTGAGCTTGTGCCCAGTAGTTGCAGTGACTTTGACGGTTGACCACCACTCGTAGACACGGCCTCTAATGATCGCATTGCCCATGGATACCCGCGTCACGGCCCTAGTGAACGCCCTGGCGGCTGCTATCCCATAACACCATGATTGCCAAATCCGTCTTAGCCCTACTCCTAGCGTTCACCAACTGGGACGCCATCACAACCACCGGCACCTCAGCTCGCATTGATCGCACCGATGGCGTAGTGCTGCAGATTCGCACCAGCAACCCTGGTGATCACCTCAGCGGGCTGAAGATGACAACCGCTAGCCCACGCAAGCGCGAGCAGGATCCACGCAAGGCGGTGACGGGCTACTACCTGGATCGGGGCATCTTCACCCGGTGGCGGTTCATCGGCAGCAAAGGGTCCGACACGCTGGAGTTCGGCCCGCAGGGACACATCATCAGCAAGCAATCTGGTGGGGTGGTGGACTTCAAGCGGGACACCGCCCCGGATCGCTTCACGTTCACCAACCGGATTGACGTGGCCAAGTGCTCCGAGAAGCACGGCTTCCAGTGCCACCCCCTCAACCACCTGCAGCGGGTGGTGATCCGCAACTTCGGGCGAGAGGACGTGATCGACCTGCAGGGCAAGCTCTACCGCTACGCCGACGCGAAGAGTGGCGTGCTGCCCGGTGTGCCGGTGGATCGGCTGCGGGTGGAGCTAATGCCGTGATTCTCCCGGCTGCCGTCTTCGACGCCCTGCTGGTGCGTCTGTGCCGCCCCGGCCGGTACTGCCCCCGCGTGGCCCGCGTGCTCAGCAAGCCTGCGCCATGGGAGCGCAGCGCCTAACATGACTCCAGCCCGGCAGCCTGCTGTCGGGTCTCGATGCATGGACCGGAAACTTCCAGTCGCCGCGTCGAGCTAAGTCCTGGGTTTCCAGGCCGGGGGATTGATCACCCTCGCCAGTTGATCCACTGGTGCGCCCTCGACCCATTCGGCAAGCGCGACGGATCAGCAACACCCCCTAAGCCTCTCCACGGAAGCTCAAACCTGGGGGTCGCTGGGTCGGTAGCCCAATGCAGAGGCAGCCGAGACAATCGGAACTCAGTGCTGGTTCAAGCCCAGCCCGGCCCCTTGAAGAGTCAGCCTGCGTATGTTGAGGCCTTACACTCCGGCTAACCTAGAATCGGACTAGGTGGAGCGCGCTTACCTTGATTTACCCAGCTAGTTACGACATTACGCTTTTACAGAACGCGACGTGGAGCACCTCCCTGCGCGTGACGGAAGAGCGCCAAACGCTTGAATCTGTAGTCGTAGCTGCGGGAGCAGTGACGTTTACTGCGGATTGCCATGGCCTCGTCGTCGGTGATGCAGTTGTCATCACAGCTGCTGCGGTTGAGGGGCAGGAGCTGGAAGTGCCCTGCGGTATGGCGCTGAATACGGTGTACTACGTCATTGCATCCGGATTAACCGCAAGTGCGTTCAAGCTCTCCGCAACGAGTGGTGGGTCCGAACTGACTGTGACGGGTAGTGCTGTGGGGCAGTTTTACGTTGCAAAACCCACAGATTTAACGGGCTATAGCGTAGACGCAGACATCTACGGCTTGGTTACTAACCAAGAAGAAGCAACTATGGTATGCACAATCGAGGATGCCACAGCCGGTGTTGTATCTCTTGAAGTACCGCCCGCGACGTCTGCATCGTTGGAGCCCGGCCGGTATGGCTACGACGTTAGTTTTACCGCCGCAGGCGGCACCCGCTACTATTTTTTGAAAGGCGTCGCCACGGTTGAGCGCACCTACTCTCGGAGCTGATCATGACTAATAGCGGCGTTGTTCAACTCGCACTGGCTCCTGAGTCCACCGTTCAGCTGGCGGTAGCTGTACCGGGCGTCCAAGGTCCAGCATCCATCCCAGCAGCAGGTGGCGCAAATACCCAGGTTCAGTACAACAATGCCGGCGGCCTTGTAGGTAGCGCGGACTTCACCTGGAACAACGGCACTAAGGTATTAACAGTTGCAGGTACTGTTGCTGGGCCAGCCCTAGAGCTAGGCACGGGTGCTACGGGTGATCAGACCGTACTGATCGACATGGTGGGCGACACCACCTATACAGATTATGGCCTGCGGTTGCAGCGCGCTGGTGGAGCCAATGGCGGTAGCTATATCGTAAACAGAGGAACTGGAGCGTTAACTCTGCGAAATGTTGATGCCGCCCCAGTTACGATCCAAACAAGCAATACCGAACGCCTGCGCATCGACAGCTCCGGTAGGCTGCTAGTCGGCGCAACAGCAATCCCAGCCGGAAACATCGGTGGATTTGGAAACCAATATGTCCAAGTTCTAAATCAGTCGGCTATTGCAGGGATAGCTGCACTAAGCACTGACAATTCAATATTCGGCGCACAGCTTTTTCTTGGCAAATCCAGAGGCGGCACAACAACGATTGTTCAAAATGGAGACACGCTTGGACAAGTCGTTTTCGCCGGAGCCGATGGTGTAGACATCGCGTCTGCTGGCGCCACGATCGCAGCTCGCGTCGCTGGCACCCCTGGCGCTGATGATCTGCCTTGTCGCCTGGTTTTCTCGACCACGGCAGATGGCGCCGCAACGCCAACTGAGCGGATGCGGATCGATTCCACTGGTGTCATCAACTTTGCATCCTGTCCTACCTACGCCAACGATTCCGCTGCAGGTACAGGCGGCCTGGTTGCTGGTGATATCTACAAAACCTCAACTGGTGAGTTGAGAATCAAGCTCTAATCCCCCTAGGCGGACAGCCGGCCTTCAGCAGGTTGCGATCTCTCTACACTTCCATCAGTCCCTTTGACTTCCATGGCCATCAACATCACCTGGAATATCGCCAACCTGGAGCGCCACACCGCTGACGGCATCGTCTACACGGTGCATTACACGGTGGCAGCCACCAATGGCACGTACCAATCGTCGGCCTATGGCTCGATCGGCCTGGAAGCACCGGCAGAAGGTGATGACGTGATTCCCTACAGCCAGCTCACCCCTGAGGTGGTCATCGGCTGGGTGAAGGACAAGCTCGGCGAGGAGAAGGTGGTTGAGATCTCGGCTGCTCTGACGCAGCAAATCAAGGAGCAGCAGGCTCCCACCAAAGCGGCCGGTGTGCCGTGGTGAGCTGTGTCCCATGAGTTTTTTGCTGTTTCCTGCCAGGCCCTACACCCCCTAGCCTTGTTGCATGGCATTCACCGAAGACATAGATCTATTCCTGGCTGACTTTGGCGTCCAGGTCACAGCTGGCACCACCTCGGGTCTGGGTATTTTGGACATGCCCAGTGAAATCGTGGCGGATGGGGTAGTACTAACCACTGACTACAAGTTGACCTGTAAAACGACGTTGTTTGGCGGCTTGGTCTATGGCGACACCGTTACTGTAGACGGAGTGAACTACACCGTGCGCGAAGTAATGCGCCTAGATGATGGTGCTTTCTGCGATTTGATGCTGATGCGCATCCCACCGGACGGCACGGTCGTAGGCCGCAACCCCAGGGATTTTGAGCTGCAAGATCTCACTGATGTTTCGCTTACATCTCCTGCCCAGGGCGATCTGCTAATCAACGACGGCACCGACTGGGTGAATACGCCGAACATCGACGGGGGTACGCCGTGAGCACGAAACCGCAGCGCATCCACCTGCGTGCCGGCACCCAGGCTGAGTGGGCTGCCACCAATCCTGTCCTAGAGGCAAACGAGCCTGGATACGAGACCGACACCAAGCGCATCAAGCTGGGCGACGGCGTAACAGCCTGGTCCTCCCTGCCCTATGGGCACCTTAATTCCGACCCGAGGTCATTCAACAGCCTAGGGTTCGCCCTAGACGCCGCAGCTGCAGCGGGCCAGGGGGTGCTGACTTGGAATCAGGATGAGCAGACCCTAGATCTGGGCAAGGGTGGTGGCGTGACGCTGCAGATTGGCCAGGAGCAGCTGTCACTGTGCCGCAACAGCACTGCCAGCACGCTTTCCAATGGTACTGCGGTCATGTTTGCCGGCACCTTGGGAAATAGTGGTCGCCTTTTGGTTGCACCTATGGTTGCCGATGGCACCTACCCGGGTTACGTCTTCTTTGGCATCACCACCCAGGCGATTGCCCCTGGTGCGGATGGTTTTGTTACCACATTCGGCAAGATCCGTGGTGTAGACACCAGGCCCTATAGCGAAGGCGATGTGCTCTGGTGCAACCCTGCAGTACCAGGCGGCCTCACCGCCACTGAACCCCAAGCACCAAACCTCAAGCTCCCCGTGGCTGCCGTGATCTCCAGCGCCACCCAGGGGATTCTCATGGTGCGGTCTGACACAGGTCGCCGTCTTGCTGATCTTCACGATGTCGAGGCCAATGGCAGCACCCAGGACGGCGACGTACTCACGTGGAGTGACGCTAACAACAGGTGGCAAGTTTCCTCGCGCCTTACAGACTTGGAGCAACGTGTAGCCGCTCTGGAGGCGTTGTAGGTGTGGTCGATGCACAAACCAGGGAGAAGTGGCTAAGGGTTAAGCAAGCCTTGGAGAGTGCAGGCAAGACCGATACGCATTATTACCGCCGCGCCCTGGTTATCCTCTCCGGCAAGGCAGACCCTGGCCCCTGGTCCGATCTACGCTAGATCCAGGCAGCGCATAGGTCGTGGCAAGTAAGAACGAACAAATCCTGGCCCAGGTTGCCTCGACCTTGGCTGGTACGGCAGGTGTGAGTACACGCATCTGGCGCTCTCGGGTGGAGGCGATGGGGCGCAGCGAAACTCCTGCTTTGGTGATTGAGCCTTTAAGTATCACCTACACGCAGCAGACGAGTCTGCCCACCCTGGATGCGCTGCTGAGGATCCGCGTGACCATCATCGTGCGTGGGACAGTGCCCGACAGCCTAGCTGACCCCACGATGGTGTCGCTGCACAGCAAGTTGATGGCTGACCTCACCCTGGGGGGTTTGGCGATTGATATTCAGCCATCACAGACGACGTTTAACCTGATTGAAGCCGATCAACCTGCCGGTCTGATCTCCTGCGAGTACGACATTAAGTACCGCACCCAAGTCGCTGCCCTGGATGCCACCCCATGAGTCGCCGTCGTTCTGTGTATCAACCTCCTGCACCTATGGTTAAAGACGTGTACCAGGGGCAGGGTGGTTCCTACCTCCTGGATCCTGAGACCGGCCTTCGGACGCTGGTTTTTCGCACGTCCCCTGCGGAAGAAGTCCGCCCCACCCCAGAGAATCCCGAGGTAACCACAGATGCCGCTCCTGACACGGAAGCGTCTCATCCTGATTGAGACGGAAGGCACCTACGGCACTGATCCCACCCCCACGGGGAGCGATGCCGTGCTGGTGCGCGATCTGAACATTGTGCCCCTGCAGAGCGACGTTGTTAGTCGCGATCTGGTGCGCCCCTACCTGGGCGCATCGGAGCAAC